GTCTTTTTTTAAGCATATCTACACTTATTACTTTTACCTCCCATCATTGAAAAACCTCTATAAGCACTTGATATTGGGTAGTGTATTCGCTTGTCAAGGTCTTTAAAACTTTCCTCTTTGTAGTCAACTTTAAACTTTTTCTTTTCAATCTTTGTGAAAGTTATGGCTTTGAACTTTCGTCTTGGCTTTTTATTTAACATTTTTTAACCTTTCATTTATTTAATTTCTTTAGTATCAATATAAACTTTTTCAAGTTTTTCACAATCTTTTTGGGATAAGTTAATATCTTTTAACAATCCGATTGGAAATTGTTTATACTTTCCTTTAGAAGTTTCAAACACTATCACTAATTGTTCGCCCTCTAAAAGTTTTTCTTTATAAAAATCTACTTTCATAAATTAAACCTTTGTTTAACTTGGTTAAGGGAAGGTTTTAAACTCACTTTAAATCTTCCATTATTAATAACTATAATATAATTATGTTCTAAATAAGGCATGATTAAGGTCATAATAAGATTTATTTGTTGTATTTTTACAACACATTTGAGGGAAGGTATATAATAAGGAATGGCTGAAGTCTGGGAAAAAAGAAAAGGCGAAACCTAGCATAAAATTATGGCTCAAATAAGGCACGAGGGTGCGACATGTTGTCGCCTGGATGTTCTCGTTTTGTTCTCATTTAGTAAAAACCTCAGAAATGACCAAGCAACCACCCCCACCCAAAAAATCTAGACGCCCAGACATATATATAATGCATCAAAAAAAATTTTAGCAAAAATTTAGACTATTTTTCCCAGGGAAAAGTTTGCGGCAGATAGGATGCCCCCTTTAAATTGCGGGGAGGCGCGTTATATTTGAGAGAGTGAACGCTAATTAATCCTCCCCGTCTTACAGGAGACGTGTGGCGTGAACCACACAGGGTTATTGTACAACATTTGCTCTTGCAATACAAGTATAAATGTTGTATACTACTTCTATGACTAAAGCAACTAAGATGCAACAACCTGACTCAGAGATTAAGTTAACTCCCCAGCAGGAAGCGTTCTGTAATGAGTTCATAAAAGATCTCAATATCAAACAAGCCGCCATACGAGCAGGCTACTCTGAGAAGCACGCAGCGAATAACGCATATAAGTTAACGAAAGACCCTGCGATTGTAGCGAGGATTGCTGAGCTGAAGTCTGAACAAACAAAACGTACTAAAATTGAAGCGGATGATATACTTAGGCGCCTAGTACGTATCTCTGAAAAGACTGAACAAGAAGGAGATTATAACGCGGCTATCCGCTCCTTAGAACTATTAGGTAAACATCAAGCGATGTGGACTGATAAATCTATAAACGAGACTACTGTAACAAATGCATTTGCTACAGGAAACTCACAGGAGGACATAGCGAGAGATGTCGAACGTCTCAAACGAATAGCAGCACCAAAGATTAAACAAATAAAATAAGGATACACCATGCCAGGCAAAAGTAAAATGCAAATAGCTAAGGAAAAAAGAAAAGCAAATCTTGATAGACGTACTAGAAAGAATATGAAAAATTCCGTAGATAGACCAAAACAAAAACAAAAACCAAAAAAGAAAAGTATTATAAGTAAAATCAAAGATAAAATCTTTGGAAGCGGAAGCAAAGCTAAAGCAAGTACTATCAAACCAAAAAAGAAACCTAAGAAAGAAACTTCTAGAGAAGCTAATGCAAGAGCTGCAGGTGTTACTGGTAAAATGCCAAAAGCTAAAGACAGCCAAGTAATGAAAGCGGAAGCAGCTAGAAGAGCAAGATCAAAATCTAAAGCTGCGACTAAAAAAGAAAGAGATAGCAGAGCGGATGCAAGAGACGCTAAGCGTGGTGGATTTATCTCCGCTAATGCAATGAAGTCTTCTGCAAAGAAAGCTAACAAAGCTCAAGCTGATAGAAAGAAAAAGAAATCAGACGAACTAATATCTAGAGGAAGGAGATAATATGCGAGGAAGAATAAAACCAAAACATAGGCAAAAGAAAAAGAAAAATCCTATGACTGAAAAAAATAATTCTGCAATTAATAAAAAGAAAAAACCAAACTTAGGTTTATTAGGAATTGGCAGAAAAATAATAGATCACGGACCTGAATACGCATAGTGTCTAACCAACGAAAAGATATGGGCGTTAATGAAGCTAGAGATTTTGTTCAAAGCAAGTCTCAAGACTTTATAAAGAAATTAGCCGCGGGGGCATTAGGTTATGGTGTTAGTAAAATACCAGGCGCAACCGAAGGTTATAAGAAGATCAAAGAGAAAGTTCCTAAAGGTTTCTCAGCGAGCTACGATCCCAGCAGTGGTAAAATCAGTGCAGGATTTAAAATAAAATTTTAGGGAGGAAAGCATGGCTATAAAAGAAGTTAAGTCACATCCAGTAAATGGTCCTTACAATAATACTAGATACACATCTAGTGCTAAAGCAGGTAAGAACGGAACATATACTTGGTCGACTAAAGCAGAAGACTATGACTACAATGATGGAGTACACGTATGGGATATTTATAATCTTCCAGATGGTGCTACACCAACTATTGGAGAGACAGTCAAAGTTTCGAATAAAAAAAGTAAATAGAACCAACTAACACAGGAGATAGTATGGGTACTCGCGTATTAACGCCAACACTAGAGGAATACGACGCGTCCAATCCTCCGACAAACCTATATATGCAGTTAGCATTATGGGGCGGAATTGCGTATGTCGTTAACAAGTGAAGATAGGGATGCAGCCACAAGGCTAGCCATTCATCAAGCAAGGGACGATCTCTTAGCGTTTGTAATGCTAATGAATCCTTCGTTCAGTATTGGTCCGCACCACAGAGTGTTGTGTGATCAACTAATGAGATTAGAGAAGGGTGAGACGGATCGTCTCATGATCTTCATATCACCACGTTCTAGTAAATCATTAATTACATCTACATACTTTCCAGCATGGGCGCTCGGTCGTAATCCATACTGGCAAGAGATAGCAGTATCACACAGTGATGACTTAGCTACAAGGTTTGGTCGTGCTATTCGTGACATCATAAACACGGACGCATACAAATCTATATTCCCACAAATAAATATTCGTAAAGATAACAGAGCGGCAAACTCATGGGCGCTTGAACATAAGAAGAAACAAGCAGGATCTTTCCTAGCAGCTGGTTCTGGTTCAGGTATTGCAGGGTTTGGTGCACATTTAGCAATCATTGATGACCCTATATCAGAGCAAGATGCCTTTTCAAAGACTAGACGTGACAGTTTAAACGCATGGTATTCTTCAGGGTTACGTACAAGGTTAATGCCTGGTGGTAAAGTCGTGCTAGTTATGACAAGATGGCATGAAACAGACTTAGCAGGTTACTTACTTGAGCAACAAGACACAGCTCCTATGGCAGATAAGTGGGAAGTAGTACGCATACCTGCCCTAAATACTACAGAATCTTTAGAAACTCTAGAACCTGCGCGAAAAAAGCTAATAAAACAGGGATATTTGTCCCAAGATTTTACTAAATTAAAGTTAGGTGAGTCCTTTTGGCCAGAACCTGACAAAGAAAAAGGGTTTTGCTGGACAACTGCGGACATAATTAGGACTAAAAACAATACACCTGGGTTTAAGTTTGACGCATTGTACGGACAAGCTCCTTCATCAGAAGAAGGAAATATAATTAAGGCGGAATGGTGGCAGGATTGGACTAAGGATGACGCACCTGAGTGTGATTATATTATACAATCATGGGATACTGCGTTCTCAACTAGGACAACAGCCGATTATTCTGCAATAACTACGTGGGGTGTGTTTGGAGATGGTATATCTGCCCCCAATTTATGTCTATTAGGAGCAGAAAGGGGCAGATGGGACTACCCAACGCTACGTCAAAAGGCAATTGACAAGTATGAAATGCATCAACCTGACTCAATTCTCATAGAGAAGAAGGCATCGGGACAATCGTTGATACAAGACCTGCGAATGACAGGACTTCCTATCTTTGAGTTTCAACCAGACAGGGATAAGGTAGCAAGAGTGTACGCAATTACTGCATTATTCCACAATGGTAGGATATATGCACCACATGACAGAACATGGGCGCATGAAGTCATGGAAGAAGCTAGAGTATTTCCAACAGGTAACCATGATGACTACATGGATACAATATCACAAGCTTTATTGTGGATGCGTAACGGTGGTTACATAGAACACAGTGACAATACATGGGTTGACAAGGCAGAGCAAAGAGTATATAATAGAAAAGAAGCAGCATATGGTAAAAAACGTGGACTTTACTATTAACAAGGATACAAAATGGCAATTGAAAAACAAATAGATTTAGAAGAAGTAATATCGGGCGTACCTATGCCTGATGGCACTGAAGAAGTAGAAGTAGAATTAACAGACGAGGCGGAACTAGAAGCTGCTGAAGCAATGGGTCTACTTGAAGACGAAGATATGATGGAAGATGAGTTTGATGCTAATTTAGCAGAACTTATACCTGAAGAAGATTTACAATTAGTAGCAAATGATTTAATAGATGGTTATGAACGTGACAAAGAATCACGTAGTGACTACGATAACATTGCAGAAGAAGGTGTAACTCTATTAGGATTTACAGATGAACAAGGTGATGAACCTTTCCCGGGGGCATGTGGAGCAACTCACCCTGTATTAGCACAAGCAGTTGTAAAGTTTCAAGCAAAAACATATAAAGAATTATTTCCAACAGAAGGTCCTGTTCGTACACGTTTAATCGGAGTGGACACATTACAAAAACAAGAACAAGCAAGTCGTGTTCGTCAATTTATGAATTGGCAAACACAAATACAAATGCCAGAGTATGGTCCTGAACTAGATCGTTTATTATTTTATGTATCATTGTATGGTACAGCATTTAAGAAAACATATTGGGACCCAACATTACAAAGAGCACGTACAGAATATGTTAAGGCTAGTGATTTCTATGTAGATTACTATGCATCTGATTTAGAAACAGCAGAAAGATTTACACATAGATATGTACTCTCACAAAATGAAGTTAGAAAATTACAAATAGCAGGTATGTTCCGTGACATTGAAGTTATGGAAACTGAAATTGATGAAGACGCAGCTACAGAAACAGCAAACGAAATTGTTGGTAGAAATCAACCAGGACAATTAGATGATGAAGTAGAAATTTTAGAAATACATGCGAATATAGATTTACCAGGTTTTGAAAATGAAGATGGATTAAAACTTCCATACATTGTTCACATGACCAAAGACCAGCAAGTATTATGTATACGAAGAAACTGGGATGAAGAAGATATGTTAATGAAAAAGAAAATGTACTTCACTCATTACACAATGATTCCAGGTTTAGGTTTTTATGGTTATGGATATTTACACTTAATAGGCGGTCTTACTAAGACTGCTACCTCCTCTATGCGTCAACTTATTGACGCTGGAACCTTTGCAAACTTACCAGGGGGATTCAAGGCACACGGTCTTCGTGTACTTGCCCCTGATGAGCCTATATCACCAGGTGAATGGAGAGAAGTAAATAGTCCAGCAGGAGATTTGGCTAAGTCATTACAACCATTACCGTTTAAAGAACCATCAGGAACTTTATTTAATTTAATGCAATATGTTACTAATCTTGCAAAAGAGTTTGCCGATGCGACAGATAGTGTAGTAGAACAAGGTTCTAACTACGGTCCAGTCGGTACTACAATGGCTTTGTTAGAGCAATCTTCAAAGTTATTCAACGCTGTGCACAAACGCTTACATGCTGCTCAATCCAAAGACCTGCGTATTCTCGCTAGAATAGATAGCGAATATCTTCCAGATATGTATCCTTATGAAGTCGCAGGTGGTGCACAGCAAGTTTTCAGAGAAGACTTCAATTTAAAATCAATTGATGTTATTCCAGTATCAGATCCTAACATGCCAACAGAGGCACATAGGATTGCAAAGATAAATGCTATTATGTCTATAGCTCAACAGAACCCAGCTGCATATAACATGCAACAAATTAGTATGGAACTGTTTGCAGCTATGGGAGTAGAAGAACCTCAAAGATATCTAGCACAATCACAACAACCTATGTCAGCTAATCCTATATCAGAGAACATGGCTGCTATGAAAGGTATGCCTTTACAAGCACAGATGGATCAGAACCATGATGCACATATTGTAACTCATGGAACTATACTACGTAATCCTGCTTATAAAGAAAATCCACAACTGCAACAAATCTTAATGGGGCACATAACTGAACACTTAGCTATGAAGTATCAACAAGAAATGATGCAGATGATTGACAATCCACAAATGCAACAAGCATTACTTATGGCTCAGCAACAAGGACAACCACTTCCAATTGAAATGCAAAATGAAATTGCAATGATGGCAGCTAACGCTTCTGATAAAGTATTACAGTTTGATGAAGAGAAAGCTAAGATCATGGCTGGTGAAAATCCTAGTCCTGAAGAAGAAAGAATGGAATTACAGAAACAAGATCTTGCACTGCGTGCGCAGGGTGAGATGAACAGGCTTAAGATACATCAAGACAAGATGGATCTTGAAGAAGCGAAACTCATGACAACGGATGAAAACGAGGATGAGGATCGTGCGCTTAGAATGAAAGAAGCGGAAATGCGTTTTGCCAGTGACATGGCAAAAGATGCTGCTAAGACAATGGATGCAGCGGTTAAGATAACTAAAATATAAGGAGTGTATTATGCCAAATTTAGCATATAAACAACCTGCGTTGCAAAGAAATAAACCAATGGATTATGCAAAACCTGCAGGAACTAAAATGAAAAAGAAAACAACTAAAAAGAAAAAACAAGGCTATAAAGATAGAAAAGATGAATCTATTGCTATGCGTGTTAAAAAGAAAAGAACTAAGAAACAACTAAAAGCAAGCCGTGACGAATCTTACGGTAAGTTTGGTAGTGGAAAAGGTAAAGGCAAGATCAATAAGTAATGCCTTTCAAATCGGAAAAACAAAGGCGCTATCTTCACGCTAAACATCCTAAGATTGCTAAGCGATGGGAAGCAGAGTATGGCGCCAAACCGAAAAAGAAGAAGAAAAGTGGCAAAAAAAGCAAAAACTAAAAAAGCTAATCCATATACTAAACCTGGATTACGCAAAAAAATTGTATCACAAGTTAAGTCAGCGGCTACTCATGGTACAAAAGCAGGTCAATGGTCTGCAAGAAAAGCACAACTAGTAGCAAAGAAATATAAAGCTGCTGGTGGTGGTTATAAGTAATGGCTTTAACTAAAGCCCAAACGAGTTTAAAGAACTGGGGGAAACAAAAGTGGCGAACGAAGTCTGGGAAGAAGTCAAGCGTTACTGGAGAAAGATACCTCCCAGCCAAAGCGATCAAGGCCTTGAGCTCCGCAGAATACTCCGCGACTACGAAAGCGAAGAAAGCCGCGAAGAAAAAAGGAAAGCAATTCTCCAAACAGCCAAAGTCAATAGCAAAGAAAACAAAAAAGTATAGAACATGAAAAAGCAAATGAAACGTAAAGTAAATAAAGTTATTAAAGGTTTAAATAAAGCATCGAAGTCACATGCAGCTCAAGCTAAAACTTTAAAAACTATATTTAGAAAAGGAAAAACAAAACGATGAAGAAACCTGATTCAAGATTAAAAAGAGCTGGGGTATCTGGATTCAATAAACCTAAACGTCTAAGTGATGGTAGTGGTAAGTCACATATAGTTGTGGCTAAAGAAGGTGACAAAATTAAAACAATTAGGTTTGGTCAGTCAGGAGTAAAGACTAATCAAACAGTAGGACAACGTAAAGCTTTTAAATCTAGACATGCAAAGAATATATCCAAAGGCAAAATGTCTGCGGCGTATTGGGCTGATAAAGTAAAGTGGAGCCCAAGTAAAACTAAATCACCATCTAAGAAATGGAAAAAAGGATCTTAATAGCAAATGAGTGAATTAAAAGTAAGTTCTGATTCTGCTGTAAGTATGCCTATGAGAAATTTAATTTCGATAATAGGGGCAGTAGGAATTGGTGTGTGGGCCTACTTCGGTGTAATTGAAAGGCTAAATAATATTGAGACCCAAGGTAAGTTAATGCTTTCAGACGTCGAAAAAAATACCGAGTTTAGAATTAAATGGCCTCGTGGTGAAATGGGATCTTTGCCTGCTGACGCTCAACAAGATATGCTTATAGAATTTATGGCATCTCAATTAGAAAGTGTGGCTACAGAAATGGAATCAATGATGTCCAATACCGTTAATATAAAAAGAGCACAACAGGATATAGAAAAAATGATTCAAGATATAGAGAAGCTCAAAGATAAAGTTAGACAGAATGGGGATAAAGATGGAAGTTATTAGTATTATAGTAATGTTCATGTTTGGTAATATGAATGATCAAGACAATCAAATGACACAGTATATTCCTATGGAGTCATTATCTTCTTGTATGAAAGAAGTAAGATTACTAAAGAAAAAGAATACAGGTTATGACAAAGATGCTTTTTGTGGTCCCGCTATTGTAGAAATAGAAGATGGTGAAGTTATAAAATTATATAATAACATTCCTGAGGGGGCAACATTAGTTAAAACAAATATAAAGAAAGAAGCTTTTGAGAGATGGTCATTACGTGCCAAGGAGAAGTGGAATAAATAATTAACCTGGAGGGGAAATGTTAAAATACATAGCATCCATTCCTGTGGTATTGTCCATCTTGGCAGCTACATATGGAGCATTCAATTACACAAGCAAACTTACTGCACAAATAGATAAAAGCACTACTACAATTGCTTTACTACAAGTAGAAATAGAAAACTTAGAACAACGTGTCTATGGTGATATAGATAATATTCACGCTATCTTTACTGATAAGACAGGCAGAAACTCAAAGAATTACGCAGAAGCACGTGAAGAGCTGGTAAAAGAAATGGCCGACATGGCATCATGGGTAGGACGTATCGAGGGTATTGTTGCGGCATTACGTGATGGTTCCTACAAATTAGCATCACAAGCAGAGATGCAAGCATTAGAAGAAATTGTAAGAACTAATACAGATTCAATAAGACAATTTAAATATGATATGAAAGATCTAGAGAATACTATTTCTGGAGGATACTAATGCGTTGGTTATTTATTATATTAATATTTATATTAATATTTAGTTGGGCATCAAGTGCTAAAGCTAGGAATGATTACTTGGGAACAAGTTATGGTAGTTGTGAACGTGGTAGAATAGAACTATACACAGAACTTAGAGGTACTGATGGTAAAGATATGTATCAAGATGGTGATGGTGATCCTAATAACAGTTACACCTCCTATGATGATGACGTCAACGGAACTGTGGGAATACGTTTTAGTTGGCCATTACAATCGACGTGTAATAATGATACAATAGATTTAATGAGAGAGAATGATAGACTACGACAAGAGCTAGAACTGTTATCTGTTTGTGGTAAATACCAAGAGTTAGAACTAGGAGAACAGTTTGCTACTGTGCGAGAAATGTGTAAAGGTGTGTCAAAGAAACCTAGTCTAGAAGTAACAACAGAAGAAGAAAAACCTAAAGTAACCTTGACAGTTCCGTTAAGATAGTATATAATAATCTTGACTGCCGAAAGGAGTCACGATTTAATTTCGCTTAACAAGGAGGTTATTATGATTAAATCACTCGTAGATTGGGAACCATACAGACCATTTACCGTTGGGTTTGATTCTTTATGGGATAGACTACAAACGTTAGAATTGGATGTTCCTAATTACCCACCATATAATATTCGTAAGATTGATGATCTAAAGTATTCTATTGATCTAGCATTAGCTGGATTTGGTAAGAAAGATGTATCAATTAATTATGCGGATAATTCATTAACAATTAAATCTAAACCAAATGATAAGAAAGCCGACGATGTCGTACACCGTGGCATATCTCAACGCGCTTTTACGCGCACGTTTGCATTAGCAGATGACGTGGTAGTCAATGACGCCAAATTTGAGAACGGATTATTATCTATTGAATTAGAAAAAATTGTACCTGAGGAGAAGAGGCCAAAGGAAATAAAAATAAAATAAACGAGTGGGGCGTAATGCCCCCTCACTATTACAGGAGGTAATATGGCATCAGCCAACGACTACAAAGATAGATTATCTAAAATAATAGATGAGTCTATACAAGCTAATACTGCTCAAATCCTACAAGGTGCTTCCACTATGGAAGACTATAAGTACATGCTAGGTATTCAACATACTCTAGGTGATCTTAAAGATAGACTACAATCAGAACTTGTTAAACTAATAAAGGATTCACATGAGTAAGAAAAATCTACCAAAACCTGCAGGTTATAGGCTATTACTAAAGCCAAGAGAAATAGAAAACAAAACTGCAGGGGGCATTATATTAACTGATGAACTAGTAGAGCATGCTAAATTCTCATGTGTTATATCTCAAATTATTGACATGGGGCCTGACGCATACAAAGATCACAACAAAGCTAACACTGAATGGGCTAAGATTGGGGACTGGGTATTGACAGGAAAGTATGTAGGACTTAAGTTTGTATACGAAAAAGAAACGTATTCAGTTATAAATGATGATGAAATCATAGCTATTGTACCTGATCCTTCAAAGATTAGTGCGAAATAGCCTTGCATTACCAAACAAATTAGTATACAATATACACTGATAGTGATAAACGCGGTTCACAACCGAGGAGATCTAAATGATAGATGACGAAAATAAGAGTGTAATTGACAACGAACCTGAAGAGGATATAGTTGTTGAGTTACCAGACGAAGAAACTACAGAAGCTCAAGGGATTGAGACTGTAGAAAATACTGAAGAACCTAGTGATACTGAGGTTTCTGAGGAAGAAGTAGTCGAAGAAGATACAGAAGAAGAAGAGGAAGAAACTGAATCCGAAGCTGTAGAAGAAGAGACTGAAGAACCAAAGGATAAAAAAGTAGTAGGCAAGCGCGCTGAAAAACGTATTAAGCGACTTGTTGCGCAGAAGAAGGAACTTGAAGAAAAGCTCAAAAGCTATGAGTCTGAAAAAAGCGAATGGCTAAATGAGAAGAGCGAACTTAGAAGTAAGCAAGCTGACTCTGAGCTGGATGCAATCAACCAGTATATGGAAAGATTGGATTCACAAGAAGCTCAAGCTTTAAGTGTACTAAAAACTGCAAAAGAAGCTAGCGACGTTGACGCTGAGATTAAGGCAACTGATGTCTTAGCATCTGTGAAAGCAGAGAAGCTAGTGGCCAAACAATATAAGGCTAGAGCAGAAAAAGGTTTAGGAACAAATAAACCCGACAGTACTGCGAAGAAGGAAACTAAAGCAAAACCAACTGCTCAACTTCCAGATCGAAAAGCATTAGCTTGGCAGAAAAGGAATAAGTGGTTTGGGGGCAACGAGACTGGAGACAGGATCAAGACCCAAGCAGCATTAGTTATTCACAGAGAACTTCTTGAAGAAGGTATTAACCCACAAGAAGTAGCAGATGAATACTATAGCGAGCTAGACGCTAGATTAACCTCAGAGTTTCCAACTCTTAGAAAACAGACTGTTAGGAAAGTTCCAACAGTTGTAGGCGGAACGCGCTCCGCAACGGGAAAACGAAAAGTAACTTTGACAGGACCAGAAGTGGAAATGGCAAATAGACTAGGAGTTTCCTATCAAGATTATGCGCGAGAAAAAATGCGCCAAAATAAGGCGGGGAGCTAATATGACACAAGCAACTAAAACAAGCCGTACGACTAGAGCTTCGGCAACTCGAACAAAAAGATCATTCGAGGCACCTTCTAAATTAGAAGCACCTCAAGCACCAGACGGGGTAGAATATTTATGGGTTCGTCACGAACTACTAAATAACCCAGATGATGCGAATGTTCATGAACGTCTGCGCGAAGGTTATGAAATAGTAACACCTGAGGAATTAGGTGAGAATTATATAGCTGACGTAATGACAACTGGTAAGCACGCAGGTGCTGTCCGTTCAGGTGATTTAATCTTGATGAAACAAGATGCTAATTATATGAAAGAAAAAAGACAGTACTACGAAAATCAAACAGCGAAGGCGGCCCAAGCATATGGGCAAGATTTAAAATCGCAAGCGCACTCAAGTATGCCAGTAGAGGATACATCCTCAACCTCCGTATCAGGAGGAGCGGCGAACAAAGCTAAGTTCCAAGACTAACACCGCGTTAGTTACTGATTGGGATTTAGTGTATAAGCAATAAGGAGAATTTATGGCTTATGGTTTATCACCCGTAAGACAATCCAATGGCGGAACAATCCGTCTAAATAACTGGGTTGACGGAAACGGGTATCAAGTTGCTGCTACTGCACCTTCAGCATTTTTTGAAGGTGATACTTGTTCTTTATCAAGTGGTCTATTAGTAACTGACATCGGGAGTGGCGATTTAGGCGCTGTCGTTGGAGTCTTTTGGGGTGCTGAATATCAGGACAACAGTACAGGTGACGTACGATTTGTTAGATCAATTCCCGTAAGTACTGTAGCAAAATCCAATTTCAAAGCTTATGTTTATGATGATCCATCAACGATCTTCAAAATGGAAGCAGATCAAGCTGGGTCAGCATTGACTTTAGCAGACGTTGGAGCTGTAGCACAGAACTTAACAGGTGCTGGTTCAACAGTAACATTTAAAGGTGGATCAGCTCTTGATTCATCAACAGCAAGTAACACGCAAAATGCAACACAACAAGCTTACCCTTTCCAGATTTTAGGATCTGCTGAGGATAACTTAGAGTACACTGCAGTTGGAACTCCAATGAACGTACTTGTTAAAATTAACACTCATTCGTGGGGTCGCTATGATGGCAACTTCCCGACTGCTTAATTGAAAGGTAGTATACAATGGCTATAACTAGAGGTCAGTTACTTAAACAATTAGTACCGGGCTTGCATGCAATCTTTGGAACGGAATATAAACGTTACGAAGACGAAGCAGCGATTTTGTTTGAGAACGAAAAATCAAATAGAGCTTTTGAGGAAGAAGTACTCTTCCCAGGGTTCGGCGAAGCATCAGTAAAATTTGAAGGTCAAGGCGTAAATTACGCTAATACAGGTGAAGGTTGGGTAGCACGCTACACAAACGAAACTGTAGCAATGGCTTTCTCAATCACTGAAGAAGCTATGGAAGACAACTTATACGACAAGCTGTCTACCAGACTAACAAAAGCATTAGCTAGATCAATGGCTGCTGCTAAACAAACTAAAGGTGCGGCTGTGTACAATAACTCGTTTACGGGTGGTGCATTTGCAGGTGGTGACGGTGTTTCATTAATTAACGCTTTACACCCACTTCAAGACGGATCACAAACTACTGGCAACAGAAAAGGAGCTAACACTCCTACAGTTCAAGCTGAGCTTTCAGAGACTTCTCTAGAGCAAGGTTTAATTGATGTAGCTGGTTTTGTAGATGACAAATCTATTCCGATTGCTGCACAAGCTAGAACTCTTCACATTCCAAGACAATTGGTATTTGTGGCTGAGAGACTAATGGCGTCTCCATACAGAGTTGGAACAGCAGACAATGATGTCAACGCAATCGTATCTACGGGTATGGTTCCAGGTGGATATCATGTTAACCATAGATTTACTAACAGTAAATTCTGGTGGTTAAGAACTGATGTACCAAACGGTATGAAGCACTTCACTAGAGCTCCAATCGCAACTTCAATGGAAGGTGACTTTGAGACTGGTAACGTTAGATACAAATCTAGAGAGAGATATTCATTTGGATTCTCTGACTGGAGAGGTCTATACGGTTCAAATCCAGCCTAACGGCTGAGGGAGGGGGTAATTAAATTTGCCCCCTTTCTATACTAAACAACCTATTGACTGCGTAAGCAGACAGAAAAACAAGGAGTAAGACAATGGGAACAACTACATTTTCGGGACCGATTAAAGCGGGACCTATATCAAACACAACTGGTACTGACTTAGGTACTAACGTAAAAAATATTGGGCAAGTAGTAATGGCTCAAACT